GCTACCGGCGGCGTGCCATTGGGGACTAGCTACGGGAAGTGGCTGCATGATCAACGGCCTGCAGGCAAGAAGTTCGAGGCGAGTGCGGCACAGGCCAAGGCCTTTGGCGGCGGGAAGGATACGCCAGCGGCAAGGCTGAAAGCCAAGTATTTCAACCGCTTGGCCGACAAGTACGGGCCGGATAAGGCGATGAAGAAGTTCCTTCGTGAAGATGGCACGGAGGTGAGCATCGCTGACCTGCAGCGTCGCTATGGCGATCCTGAGAAGATCACGACGACCAAGGTCAAGGCCAAGCCCAAGGCGCTGACCAAGAACGAGAAGATCGCCAAACAGGTGATGCAGGATCCGTCGCTGAAGAGCGATAAGAAGCGGATCGAGGCGATGGTCGAAAAAGGCGTCCCGGCAAATTCTGACTTTGTGGGTCTGGTGGCTGAGGCCAAGAAGAAGTCTGGCCTGGCCACTACCGAGACCTTCCCGAAAGCAAAGCCCAAGCCTGCTGCAGCGCCAAAAGTTTCACTTGCTGATCGAGTGCTCGCCCCAGGGCCTCAAAACCAGCTGGTTTTTGCCAAGCAAGGCGGCACGGCGAAAATGTTTGAGGACAGCTTTAGCTTGCTGGAAGAGGTTGACGGGGAAGTCGGGGCCAACGCTCGCAAGATGCGGCGATTTATTGAGAAGCAAAATGTTGTGCTTCATCCCTCGATCCCTGAAAAATTCAGCAACGCAGATCGGTTTAAGGGCAACCAAGCCTTGCTCGAAGCTCAGCGCAAAGCTGTCGAGGCTTTGGAGAAACAGGGCAACAACCCAGGCGCATTAAGCGGCGCTAAGAGCATTCTCAAGGCCTTGGAAGACGGCAACTACGGCGAGTTGAAGCACGTTATGGGCAAGGCTGGCGGGGCAGCTGGCTACACCACACGCAGCAGTGGAATCATCAATGCAGCGATGACGCCAAACTCAACAACGCTCAACAGCAAGCGGGTCAAGCGTCTTGTGGCCAGCGCCGAGGATTCCCTCAAGCAACAGAACGCCTACATCAACTATTACAAGGAATACAAAGCGGGGACGGTGGCTCCAAAACCGTCTTGGAACGCAAGCGGATTAGGCGGCGGGGGTGCTCTTGACCCCGACCAATGGCTATCAACAACAATCCACGAAGTCGGGCACCAAGTCCACTTCCGCGGATTGGCCGGCACCAAGCTGGCCAATAAGTACAAGGGGTTGGGTGGCGAGAAATTTGTTTCGCAGTACGCTCACTCAAACGAGTTCGAGCAATTTGCCGAAGCCTTTGTGCATTATGTTTTGAACCCCAAGGGCCTTAAGGCCAGTCACCCGCGGCTTTACCAATGGGTAGATGACGCTATGGAAGAGGCTTTGAAATGACACCTAGAGAGGCAGTTGATTTGGCTGGACGCTGGCCTGAGGACCGCACTGTCCCAAGGAGATTGCGGGCTGTCTATGACGAAGCCCGCGGGGTTGAAAGGCAGCAGATAAAAAGTCTGGTCGAAGTGCTCAAGGTCGCCTCGGGCGGCCAGGCCGATTACGAGTTGATCGACAAATATTTCGCTGATTAGCCTAAGCGCAGCATTTCTGTGCTCATGTCTTCCGATTTTGAAGCGGTTCTCGTCGGCGAACAGCTGATCTTGGCCCGCAAGGTCACCCTCGACGATGGCTCGGTGCAGTATCGAAACAAGTTCGGCATGGCCTTAGATGGTGCCAAGCCTGTCCAGCAGGATGAGCCCAAGCCCAAGCGCCGCGCTCGCAAAAAAGCAGCTGAGTAGCATGAATTGACTGCTTCACGCTGATGCCTTACCACTCCGGCAAACCCAAGCCGAAAGGCAAAAAGAAGGGGGGCAAAAAGAAGTGAAGAAAGGCAGCCGCGTTAGCTGGACCTATCAAGGCGTCCGCACCTATGGCACTGTCACCGGCATGGGTGGCAAGAGGGCCACAATCACAGGGCCTACCGGTGGCAAGATCACCCGCGTCGGCACTGACGACGATCCGGTAGTGCGGATCAAGTCTGAATCAACTGGCCGGCCTGTACTGAAGCGTCGCTCTCAGCTTCGTTCTGCTCCAAAGCGCTGATATTGACATTACAAAGTAAAGTGTGGGCGCAATTTAGCCTGTGGCTAATTCATGTCTGAAGAGCAAACTGCTCCTGTGGAGCAAAGCGCCGACAACTCCAATCTTGTGGCCGAACTTGAGGCCATGCGCCGCAAGAATGCCGAGCTGCTAGACGAATACAAAAAGGTCAAGCAACAGGCCAAGGCTGTGCCCGATGGCGTTGATGTGCAGGCCCTGCTGGACTTCAAGCGCAAGGCTGAGCAGCAAGAACTCGAAGCCCAGGGCAAGTACAGCGAAGCCCGCGAGGCCATGGAACAACAGTTCCGCGAGGCCACGGCTGAGAAAGACAAGCGCATCGCTGAGCTAGAGGCCCGCGTTCGTGAGCTTGAACTATTGACCCCAGCCGTCTCGGCCCTTGCTGATATCGTCCACGATCCCGACTTGGTGATGAAGACCAAGCTGTCGGCAGATCAGATTCAGCGCGAAGCCGATGGCACTGTTGTAGTGGTCAACGGCTACGAGCGTGTGCCTGTAGTCGAGTGGGCCAAGACCCTCCCTGCATGGATGCAGAAGCAGCCCAAGCCCCAAGGCAGTGGCGCACCTGTGGGCCGCGGAGGCGGTGACATCCCAGCTGGCATAAGCAATCCCTTCCGCCCTGAGAGTTACAACCTCACGGAACAAGCGCGGCTATTTAAGACTGACCGCGATCTATATGAGCGGCTTAAAGCACAGGCTGGCCGTTAGTATGAAACGGATGGCGAAGCTGTGCTGAGCCGATAGGGCTGTGCCCAACAACCGCAAATTTCTGGTAACTAACGATGGCGACCCTTAGGTCCGATATCATAGTTCCCGAAATTTTCACCCCCTACGTTATTGAGCAATCGACCCAACGTGATGCCTTCTTGGCTAGCGGTGTGGTGCAGCCCATGGCTGAACTCAATGCAACCGAGGGTGGGGATTTTGTGAACGTCCCCTTCTGGAAAGCCAACCTTTCTGGAGACTTTGAGGTTCTGTCTGACAGCACCTCCCTGACCCCCGGCAAGATCACTGCCGACCGTCAGACTGGCGTGATTCTGCACCGTGGTCGGGCCTTTGAGGCACGCGACTTGGCCGCTCTGGCTGCAGGTAGCGACCCCATGGCCGCTATCGGTCAGAAGGTCGCCGAATATGTCGCCAACCAGCGTCAGAAAGATCTCCTTTCTTGCCTGGGTGGTGTGTTCGGTTCGCTGGGTGCTACCAGCAGCTCTGCCGCCTTCTTCGATCTCACCATTGATGGTGAATCGGGTGACACCCCGACTGTTCTGAGCCCCCGCCACGTTGCACGGGCCCGTCAGAAGCTGGGTGATCAGGGAGAGAAGCTGACTGCCATGTGCATTCACTCTTCCTGCTTCTACGACCTCGTAGAGCGCCGCGCAATCGACTACATCTACGACAACACTGGCGCCGCTGACACCAGCGCAGCCCAGGGTTCTACCGCAGGTGCATTCGGTAGCCCCGCAGTGCCCGTTTTTATGGGCCTCCGAGTTATCGTTTCAGATGATGTTCAGACCGCCGGCAGCGGTTCCTCGACCGAATATGCCGCCTACTTCTTCACCCAAGGAGCAGTCGGTTCGGGCGAGCAACTCGCAATGCGGACGGAAGTCGATCGCGACATCCTCGCCAAGAGCGATGCGATGAGCCTCGATCTGCACTACGTCTATCACCCGATCGGCGCTCGTTACACCTCCAGCACTGTCAACCCCAACCAGAGCACTCTGGAGACCGTTGGCAACTGGTCCAAGGTGTACGAAACCAAGAACCTCGGTATTTGCCGGGCGACTGTTACTTCTAATCTTGACTGAGGAGAGTAACTAACCATGGCAAGTCTTTTCGAGATCGGTGCCGGTAAGGCCCTCGGATACACCTCCGGCGGTGCTGTTACCCAGGCAACCGACAAGTCCACCGGCGTGACCCTTAATCAGGCCGCTGGTCAAATCACCACCTCCGATGCCTCCCTGGCCGGTGGTGCTGAGGTGTCCTTCGTCGTTACTAACGACAAGGTCGCCGCGACCGATGTGGTCGCAATGTCGCTGGCCTCTGGTGCCTCCACCGGCACCTACATCGTCAGCGTCAGCGCTGTTGCCGCAGGTTCCTTCACTGTGACCCTGAGCAACGTGGGCACCACCGCTGGTGAGGCCCTGGTGCTGAACTACGCCGTGATCAAGGCTGCTGCCTCCTGATCATGGGTTTGTTCGCTTTTAGGCGAGCACAGGCGCGTGAGGCTGCCGCTCTTGCGGTGGCCTCTGGCCCTGTGAAGTCTGAACCCAAGAAATCACCCGAGAAGCCCGATGGCGATCACGATCGACGCAACAGTCGGGGGCGCAAGCGCAAACAGCTACCTGACGCTGAGTGATGCCAACGATCTGATCGATGGCCTCGTTCAGAACGATGACGTGGTTGCCTGGGCTTCTGCCACTGACGACCAAAAAAACCGAGCCCTCTACACCGCAGCGCAGCGCATCGACCGCGAGCGGTTCCTAGGGGCCAGGGCAGCCAATACACAGGCCCTGCAATGGCCGCGTGATGGTGTGCGCAAGCCAGACACCTACCAGCGGACCTACACCACGGGTTTCCCGTTCCGTCTGACTGAGGATTACTACACCACCACCGAGATCCCGGATCAGATCAAGAAGGCTCAGGCAGAGCTGGCGGTCTACCTGCACAACAACAAAGACGGCCTGGGCCTTGGTGGCCTTGAGGACTTCAAGAACCTGCAGGTGGGTTCAATCAATCTCACCCCGAACTTCTACGGGGCGGTGGGTGCTGATCGCATCCCGCCAATGGTGGAGCGTTATTTCACCGGTCTTAGAATCAGTGGACCGGGCAACATTGCCGTAAAGAGGAGCTGATTCATGGGTTACGCCTACCCAGGTGCTGAGTTCATCGACGACACGGCGGCCCATACCGGACGCTTCGGCAAGATCGTTGCCCTTGAGGATTCGGTGATTGCCAGCCTGGCGGCTGAGGATTACACCGGCAACACCCTTTCAGCGATCCCCATAAAGGCGAGCTGCGAGATGTACGGGGTCTTCACCAGCATCACGCTGACCAGCGGCACTGTCGTCGCTTATAGGCTCTGATCATGTCTAAAGGTTTTGGGCAAGGCGATGTCGGCATTGATTACACGATCGGTGCCGAGGTGATTACTGACACCGCTGCGCATACCGGGCGGTTTAAGCACATCGACTTCTACGAAAACACCACGATTGACACCTTGGTGTCCGAGAACTACACCGGCAACAGCCTGAACGGTGAAAGCATTCCGGCCGGCTTTCATATCGTTGGTGTCTTCACCAGCATCACGCTGCAGAACGGCGCCTGCATCGCTTACCGAGTCTGATGGCACTTGCAGACAAGATCGCTAAAGCTGTAGGCAAGCCCTTCCCCAAGATTGGCGGTGATGTCACCTTTCGCGTAATTTCGACCGGGGCCTACAACACCACCACCGGCGCAGTCACTGAAACTGCTAGCGACACCACGATCAAAGGCGCTCTTGATTCTGTTAGCGATCAAGAGGTCAACGAGTTGGTGCAGGCCAGCGACAAGAAGCTAACGGTCCCGGCTAGCAGTTTCAGTTCTCGCCCATCCACCGCCGATAAAGTGGTGATTAGCAGCGTTGTCCATCAAATTATTGCGGTCAATGTGACCGAAATGCAGAACGTGGACATCGCCTACGACCTGATCTTGAGGGCGTAACTATGGGCAAAAAGCTCAAAAGCCTTGACGAAATCGGTCCTGCCCTCGAAGAGTTTGGCCGTGACCTTTTGAGCGCTGCAATTTTGGAGACAGACGGCCGGATCAAAGAGGCCAGCCCTGTTGATACTGGGCGGTTTCGCAATAGTTGGATGATTGGCGAAAACAGCAATAGCGGCCAGCCTGCGCCTCCTGGCAATTACGGAGCCAATATGCCCCCGCCTGTGACAATTAACTATCAGCTTGGAAACGAACAGCTGGGCAACGAATACAGCATCCACAACAATCTCGAATATGCCGAGCCGGTGGCCTATGGCACCAACCTGCCACCGTCTTGGGGTGGCGAGTACAAGGTCGGCAACCTGAGCCTAGACCCGCCTCGAAATCGGGGAGTTGTCCCTGGCTTTCCTGATTTAATTGCTAAGGAAATGCAAGGTTTTGTGGACCAAAAATTTCGTGAGTTCAGGAGTAAATTCTGATGGCCGCTGCAGACATCAACACCATCAGGGCCACCATCGAAGCCCGCCTGGCCACTGAATTGTCAAGTGGCCCGGCCATCCCGGTGGTGTTTCACAACGTCCCCTTTGAGCCGACGCCAAACTCATCGTGGGTTCAGTGCTTGACCACCTTCGGCCGGAATCAGTACCTGAGCCAAGGCAGCACGACAAACTCGCAAAACAGAATTTTTGGCCTCGTCACCATCAACATTTTCTCGGCCGCAGGTGTAGGCCCTGGCGCCAACTACACGATCGGGAAAAGAATCCGCGATCTTTACAATAGGGTGAACGTGTCGGGGGTTTTCTTCGACGCTCCAATAGGTCCAGAGGCTCTGGCTTCACCAGCTCCCGAGGGCTATTTCCAAACACAGGTCCGTGTGACCTTTGAATCCATCGAGGAACTCTGACCCATGGCCATTCTCCGAGGAGAGCAAGGCGCTGTTCAATTCGACGCCGCAGGCTCTACAAACGCCACCATCGTTGGCACCCGCAGCTGGAGTCTTTCCACCACAAAGGAAACTCTGGACGTTACCGATCACGGTGACACCTTCCGTTCCTTCGTTGGCAGCCTGATCTCCGGCTCCGGCACCGTGGAACTCGTCTACGACCCCGACGCAACTGGCCAAGCTGGCTTCTTGGAAGACGTTCTGACCACCGCAGACGGGGCCGATGCCACCTTCGAACTGTTCACTACCGGCACCACCTCCGGCTCTGATTCAATCAGCTTCGCTGGAATTATCACTGACATGGAGATTTCTTCTACTGTTGGTGAACTTGTTGTCGTTAGCTGCAACTTTGTGACCAGCGGTGTCATCACCGGCAACCTGGAATAAACAGGTGTATAGTCGGGGCGATTTATTCGCCCCCTAGATGGCAGCCCAAAAGCGAACTGTCGATCTGCTGGTTGAGGCATTTGACCTCAGCCAGCGTCGCAAATTTGTTCTTAAGAATGCAGACGGCAAGCCCGTCGTTGACCTGTATTTCAAGCCGATCACCCGCGCTGATCGCAAGAAGGCCCAGGCCCTTGCTGGCAGTGAAGAAGCGCTAGAGATCAGCACCCAAATGCTGTGCCAGATGGCAGAGCTTGAGGATGGCACCAAAGCCTTTGCCGCTGCTGATGCACCGAAGCTCCAGCGTCAACTGCCTGAGTCTGTGCTCAACGAACTGGAACTGTTCCTCTTCGGTCTTGGCGAAGACACCAGCATGGAAGAAGCAAAAAACGACTGAAGCAGGACAACTGGCTCAATTTTGAGTTCTTTTTGGCCTGCGAGTTAGGCATGACAGTGAGCAAACTCCGCACGGAATTAACCGACGCGGAGTTCGTTCATTTTGCGGCGTACTATGAACTGAAAGGCGAGCGGGAAGAACAGGCGATGAATAGGGCTAAGCGCCGCCGATAGACTGCAATCAGTCTTGGTTGGGCTGTGGCGGTAGTCGAGATTAGATACGACACGTCGCAAGCTAAGCGTGCGACAAAGGATCTAAGTAACGATACAAAGAGGCTTCAGGAGGCTGTACGCGGTAGCCAGTCAGCTCTTGAAAAGCAGGGCCGGGCCGCGGGTGCAGCGGCTGCTGGGACAACGAAGTTTGGGGCCTCGGCCAAGCTGGCGGCCCCTGGTGTTCGTGCGCTTGGTGCTGCAGTCAAGGCAGCGTTAGGCCCTGTTGGCCTGCTGCTGTCGGCTGCGGGTGCAATGACCCAGGCCTTTGGCGTTCTAGCAAAACAGGATTTTGCAGAGGCAAAGGTTCGCACTCTTGGGGTCAACAGCGAAGAACTGACCAAGCGGCTCAAGGGTGTCAGCCGCGAGCTAAACGGTCAGGCCAGCGTTGTCGAGCTGACTGCCGCGGCCTATGACGTGGCTTCGGCTGGTTTTGCTAATGCAGCCGATAACGCCAAGATTTTGAAGGCGGCCAGCCAAGGCGCTACCGGTGGCTTCTCTGACATCAACACCGTGGCCGATGCGGCCACCTCTGTTCTGAACGCCTACGGCAAAACGGCGGACGAAGTCGGCGCCATTGTCGATGGCTTTATTCAGACCCAGAACGACGGCAAGATTATCATTGGCCAGTACGCGGCCAACATCGCGAAGGTGTCGCCAGTCGCGGCCGCTTTGGGTATTGAGCTGGCTGAGGTGAACGCGGCTGTCGCTCAGATCACCGCAGGTGGCACCAACGCCGAGATGACCTTCACAGGTCTGAAGACGGCATTTGCTCAGATTGCTTCTGGCAACGTCGGGAAAGAGTTCAAAAAATACGGCGTCGAGATCAATGCGGCGACGATCAAGAGCGACGGCCTGGCCGGCACTTTGGAGAAGATCAAAAAAACAGGTGCAGACGCTGGCACTGTGATCAAGGCGTTTGGCACCGAGGCCGGCCCTGCGGTCTTGGCCCTGCTGGAAAATACCGACAAATACAACAGGCTTCTAGAGAATCAGAAGAAGGCTCAAGGGGCTGCGGCCAAGGCTGCATTCGAAGCCAGTGACACGATCAACGGATCGCTAAACAGGCTGCGCGTTGCATTTGAAAACCTGTTCGCAGATGGCGGAGAGCTGGGCGATCTGCTCAAGCTGATTTTCAAAGGCGCGGCCGTCACTGTTGAGGTGCTCGGGGTCACCATCAACAACCTGCTTGCCCCGTTTAGAGCTGTTGGCGCAGCCGTTAGCGAGATTGGCAAGGCCATTGGCCAAGCCTTAGGCATTGAGGGTGTGAACGTCGCCTTCGAGATGCAAGAGGCCTACAAGGGCGTCTTGGGTGTTTTTACGCAGGTCAGCGATTTCATCGTCGGCCTTGGCGTGAGGTTCGGCAAATTCTTTGGCGAAATTATTACCGGCACGAATCAGGTCAAAACTTTTGTCAAGCAAAACTTGGTCGGCGGTTTTGTGGATGCGTTCAATGGCATCAAGACCGCGATGCAGAATTTCTACAACGGTCTGCCTGGGTGGGCCAAGTTCCTGATCCAAGGTGCAGCCAAGGCGGCCAACATCGCCGGAAACATGATTTCCGGGGTGATGGGCCAAGTTCAACAGCAGGTTTCAGAAACTATTGCAGCGGGCCGAGGTTTCAAGGCAGAAGAGCAGAGCAGGCGCACCAGCGCGCAACAGCAGGCCGCGGCCAATAGCATTTCGCCGACTGGCGGAGTCCTAGGGAACGGGAAACTAACTGACGCGCAGAAGGAAGAAGAGCGCCGGCGTAAGGAGGCCTTGGAGCTTGAAGAGGCTGCAGTCAAAGCGCAAGAGCGCAAGCAGCTTGCCTTTGAAAATCAAGTCAACAAGCTGCACGAACAGCAGGCCATGCAACAGGCCATCCTTGACGGCAGCGAGAAGGAGGTCGCCAATGCCTACTTGTTGAAAAACCTTATCAATGAGTACGGCGAAGAGAACGGTCAGGTCCTCTACCAAAACAACCTGAATCTTCAGTCTCTCAAAGATCAAGTCAAAGAATCCAAAAAACTTAAAGATCAGCAGGAGAAGGCTGCCGAAAGGATGAAGGCTCTCTATGAAGACATCGGCATGACGATCAAAGACGGTGTGGTCAGCGCAATCAAGGGCGCGATTGATGGCACCAAGAGCCTCCGTGAGGTTGCTGTCAACCTGCTGAACAACATCGCCAACAAGCTCTTGGACGTGGCCGTTAATTTGGCCCTGTTCGGCGTCAGCTCTGGTACTGGCAGCGGTGGGGGCTTGCTAGGTGGCCTGTTCAATTTCGGCGGCAAGCGTGCAGCTGGTGGCCCCGTCTCCGCTGGCAGTTCTTACCTCGTGGGCGAGCGCGGCCCTGAACTCTTTACCCCCAGCCGGAGCGGTGCCATTGTCCCCAACAATGCAATGGGCGGCATTGGGAACATCACTGTGAACGTGGATGCAACCGGTTCTAACGTTCAAGGAGACAGTACAGAGCAGAAGCGACTCGGCGAGGCCATTGGCATCGCGATTCGCCAAGAGCTAATCAAGCAGAAACGACCTGGAGGCTTGCTCGCCTAATGGCTACCTTTCCCTCGATCACGCCAACCTACGGCGCACAGAAAACAAGCAGGCCACGCACTCGAATAGTTCAATTCGGTGATGGGTATCAGCAGCGCTTGCTGTACGGGATCCCTTCGCACATGAACCCGAAAGAATGGAACCTGACCTGGAACGTGTCCGAGACTGACGCCGACACGATCGAGACATTTTTGGATGCCCGCGCCGAGGATTCTGCCAGTTTTGACTGGACGCCTTTGGACGAAACCACGTCATACAAGTGGATTTGCCCGGAGTGGAGCAAGTCGATCCCTTATACAGGCAGGGCAACAATTAACGCTACGTTTATTCAGGTATTTGAGCCCTGATGGCCATCCCAGTTTCCGAGCTTCAAAAGATCAACCCAAGCAGCATTATTGAGCTGTTTGAGTTGGAGCTAACTGAAGCTGTTCACGGCAGCGACTTCACATACCGCTTTCACGCTGGGATTAACGACACCGGCACCGGCATCCAAAATCTGATTTGGGACGGAAACACTTACAGCAAGTTTCCGATTGAGGCTGAGGGATTTGAGTACAACGCTGAAAGCGGAAGCCTTCCACGTCCCACAATCCGTGTAGCAAACCTGCTTGGCAGCATAACAGCTATTCTGCTAGACGTTAATACGACCACAGCAGGCAACGATCTCACCGGAGCCAAACTGACGCGGATTCGCACCTTGGTGCGTTACATCGACAACGCCAACTTTGATGGCGACAACCCATTTGGGACGCCGGATACAACTGCCAAGCTGCCTGACGAAATTTTTTATGTAGCCCGTAAGGTCTCGGAAAATCGGGACATGGTGGAGTTCGAGCTGGCAGCGGCATTTGACTTGGCTGGTGTTCGAGCACCAAAGCGTCAGTGCAGTGGCAATCTCTGCCCCTGGATTTATAGGGGTTCCGAGTGTGGGTATAGCGGCACCAACTATTTTGATGTCAACGACAACAAGGTGAACACGTCAGCCGCTGATGTCTGTGGCAAGCGGTTGAGCAGTTGTACTGCACGATTTGGGGAGACAGCGGAACTACCCTTTGGTGGGTTCCCTGGAATTGGTGCTTTTAACGGATGAAGGCGACCGCTAAAGCAAGAGCACTGGAGCACGCGAAAGCGGAAGACCCGCGTGAGGCTTGCGGACTGCTGGTGGTGGTCAAAGGGCGAGAGCATTACGTCCCGTGCAAAAACTTGGCAGAAGGAACGGAGTTTTTCATTCTTGATCCAGTTGACTACGCAGCCGCCGAAGACAAAGGTGAGGTTGTCGCAGTCGTGCATAGTCATCCAGTAACGCCTCCTGTGCCTAGCGAAGCTGATCGCGTGGCATGTGAAAAATCTGGGCTCCCTTGGTACATTGTCAATCCCAAAACTGAGCGCTGGGGTGAATGCATCCCCGAGGGCTACAAAGCTCCACTGGTAGGCCGTCAATGGGTTTGGGGCGTGTCTGATTGCTGGACTTTGGTCCGTGATTGGTACGCCGAGCAAGGCATCAAGCTCCCGGATTGGGAACGGCCAACAACCCCAGATGAGTTTAATGAAAACCCAATGTTTGACGATTGTTGGGAGCAGGCTGGGTTTTACGAGATCGATATCTCGGAAATGCAACGCGGCGATGCATTATTGATGGCAGTTGAGTCAAACAAGCTCAACCACGTCGCGGTCTGTGTCGATGACCAAATGCTGCTGCATCACTTGCGGGGTCGATTGTCATCGCGTCAAATGATTGGAGAATGGGAACTAAAATGTGTCGGAAGGGTGCTGCGCTATGGAGAGAGAGGTTAAGGTCTACGGTCCTCTCGCCAAGTTCGTTGGCCAGCGTCGATTCTTGGCCGAGGTCAATAGCGCAGGCGAAGCCATCAGAATGCTGCTGGCCAATTTCCCTGGCCTAGAGCGCCACATGGCGGACCATCAATACAGCGTCGTTGTTGATGGTTACGACACCGCACTAGAAGAGATTCACTACCCGGCTAGCCAATCGATCAAGATCGTCCCTGTAATTGGGGGCGCTGGCGGTGGCGTTGGGAAAATCATTACTGGGATCGCTTTGGTAGCGATTGCAATCGCGGCCCCTGGCGTTGGCCTTTTTGCTGGTGGATCGCTTGGATTTGGTGTTGTAGCTGGCGCTAGTGGCTTTGCCGCGGCAGCCGCGGCTGTTGGCGGCACAATCGGTTTGGCGCTGATTGCTGGCGGTGTTTCGCAACTGCTTTCGCCAACACCGCAAATCGGTGATTTTGGTCCCGCGTCACTCGGCGGCAGTCGCAATACTTCAACCCAAGCAACAGAGCTGGACCCACAAGAGTCCTATAGCTTTAGTGGGATTCAAAACACCAGCCGCCAAGGTATTCCCGTGCCAGTGGTCTACGGGGAAACGATTGTTGGATCGGTGGTGATTTCAGCTGGTATCGACACTGACGACATCTGATCATGGCTAAGAAGAAACCCAAGCAGATCATTGGTGCCGGTGGTGGTGGCGGTGGTGGTCAGACCGTTGTCCAGCAAACGGTACAAGTCCAATCGGCTGGACCAGCGACTTATACGCCAACCCGCGCCAAGGACAATTTGGCATCAGCGGCATTTGGCAACATCCTTGATCTGCTAAGCGAAGGAGAGATTGAAGGCTTCCCTTCTGCTAGGGACTATGAGCGCGGAACAGACAACTACAACAAGGCGCTACTAAAAGACGTTTTTCTTACTGATACACCAGTTCTCCGCTCTGGTGCGGATGTCACCGACCTAAGCAATTCGGATTACAACTTTAAGGGCGTTACTGTCACGCCGCGCTATGGCACTAACGCGCAAACGCATATCAACAATGCGAGCTTTGGCGCAACAGAAGATGTCAAGTCTGTAAATACTGAGGTCAAGCAGGCGACGCCTGTTGTTCGGCAAATTACGGACACCAACGTTGATTCAGTTCGCGTAACGATTGCCATCCCCCGGATGGAACGGGTCACGGACCAAGGTGATGTTCTTGGTACGTCAGTCGCGTTCAAGATCCAAGTTCAATACAACGGCGGTGGCTATACCGACGCCAAAACACCGACGATCAAGGGGCGTACAGCTGACAAGTATGAGCGCGATTATCTGGTTGAGTTAGACGGCGACTTCCCTGTTGACATCAGGATTCAGCGCACCTCGCCGGATAGTAGCGACACCGACGTTCGTCCTTTGTTCTGGGCAACTTATACCGAGATCATTGAAGAAAAGCTGCGCTATCCGAACAGCGCACTTGTTGGCTTGCGTTTTCAGGCTGAGCAATTTACCAACATTCCTGCTAGGTCCTATCGGATCCGTGGCATCAAGGTCAAGATCCCAAATAACGCCACCGTCGATTCAGACACCGGCAGGCTGATTTATAGCGGCACATGGACTGGAACGTTTGGCGCTGCTCAGTGGACAACGTGCCCGGCGTGGATTTTGTACGACTTGCTCACCAACAAGCGCTACGGCTTTGGTGATCACGTTGCTGAAGCACAACTCGACCGATTTGCTTTCTATTCAGCGTCACAGTACGCAAACCAGCTGGTTGATGACGGCTTTGGCGGACAGGAAGCCAGGTTTAGTTGCAACGCACTAATTCAAAACCAATACGAGGCGTACAAGCTGGTCAACGACCTGTGCTCGGTCATGCGGACCCAGCCGTACTGGTCCACTGGCACGTTGACGCTGACGCAGGACAAACCGACTGATTCGACCTACCTGTTCAACCGCTCCAATGTGCTGGAGCCTGGCTTTAGCTATGCGGGCTCTGACCTAAAAACCCGTCACACCGTTGCCGTTGTCAGCTACCTGGACCTGGAAACGAGGGAGCAAAACTACGAGCTGATTGAAGACCGCGACGCCATCGAAAAGTATGGCTGGGTCGTCACGCAGGTCAAAGCGTTTGCTTGTACTTCACGCGGTCAGGCGTACCGACTCGGCAAATGGATTTTGTACGCCGAGCAGTTCGAGACTCAAGTTGTGAGCTTCACCGCGTCGATTGATGCAGGTGTACTGGTGCGTCCCGGCGCAGTCATCGACATCCAAGATCCAGTTCGCGCTGGTGTCCGGTATGGCGGTCGGATCCGTAGTGCAACCACTGAGGTGATCACGGTGGATGATGCCACCGGCATTCCCAGCACTGACGCCACATTGTCGGTGTTGCTGTCGGATGGAACGCTGGAAACCAAGAGCATTTCTGGTGTCAGCGGCAATCAAATTTCAGTTGCAACGGCATTTTCATCTGCACCAAATGCCAACAGTGTCTGGATCGTGCAAACAGATTCGATCCAAACGCAGCAATACCGGGTGCTGACGGTACAGGAGAAAGACGGCAACCTTTACGCGATCACAGCGCTGACTTACAACAGCAGCAAATATGACTTTGTGGAGGATGGCACCAAGCTGTCTACACGCAGCATCAGCAACCTCAATTCGATCCCAGATCCGCCAAGCAATGCCAAAGCGGAGGAGCTGTTTTACGCAAGCAACGACAAGGCAAAGGTCAAGATCAAAGTCAGCTGGAGTGCGATCAAGGGCATCCCTGAGTACAAGGTTCGTTATCGCCGGAGTGACGACAACTGGGATAGCCAAACCGTCATCAAGCCAGAAGTTGAAATCCTGGACACCACTGATGGCACCTATGACATCGAGATTTACAGCATCAATGCACTGGGGCGTCAGTCCAGCAACTTCACGTCGCTGACGTTTAACGCAGTCGGCAAAACTGCTGTACCGCAACAGGTTCAAAACCTGAAGTTTGAGGCAACCAGCGACAAGGAAGGCACCCTTAGCTGGGACGAGTCAACTGAGATCGACGTTAAAAACGGCGGCAAGGTTTATATCCGTCACACCAACCTGACTGACGGCAGTGGAGCATGGTCGAACTCGGTTGATTTGGTTCCAGCTGTTGCTGGTTCAGCGACCAGCGTAAAAATCCCGCTGATTGAAGGCGAGGTGCTGGTGAAGTTTGCTGATGACGGCGGGCGGCTTAGCACCAATGAAACCAGCGTGATCATCGACTTGCCTGATGCACTGGGCAAGCTGCTGCTATCTGATCGCCGGGAGGATCAGGATGTGCCGCCGTTCCAAGGCGACAAGACCGATTGTTTCTACGACGAAAGCTATGACGCCTTGACGCTTGACGGTGCTGACGAGCTTGACGACGTGGCGGATATTGATGATCTCCCGTCGTTTGACTTTATGGGAAACATTGTTACTAGCGGCACTTACGAGTTCACCAACGTTTTAGATCTAGAAAATGTGTTCTCCTTGGACTTGGAACGCCGGTTCGTTACTCGCGGTTTTTACCCTAACGACACCATGGACGCTCGCACTGAGCTGATGGATGCTTGGGACAATTTCGACGGCGACATTATTGATCAGGTCAACGCCAAGCTCTATTTGCGTAAAACCGACGACGATCCTGATTCCTCTCCGACTTGGGGCGATTGGCAGGAGTTTTTGAGTGGAACGTTTAAGGCGCGGGCATTCCAGTTCAAGGCAGAGCTGGAATCAAAGAACATCGCGCAAAACATTTTGATCGACGAGCTGGGGTACAAGGCGCAGTTTGCCCGTCGTCAAGAACAAAGCAGCACTGCAGTGGCAAGCGGCACCAGCACCAAGACGATCACGTTCGGCAATGCGTTTTTCGTTGGTACGGCAAGCCTGCTTGGTAGCGACAGCAATTTGCCTGCTGTTGGGATTACAGCCCAGAACATGCAGAGCGGCGACTACTTCACGGTGGAAAACGTGTCTGCGACGGGCTTTGACGTGACCTTCTACAACTCGTCAGATACGGCGATCGACCGTAACTTCAACTGGAGTGTGGTTGGCTATGGCAAGGCGGGCTAAGATTGTGGATATGAAGGTTTGAGGTGCTGTGGCAACTCACGACTATGTAATTAGTAATGGCACGGGCTCGGCTGTCCGTCAAGATTTAAATAACGCCTTAGCGGCGATTGTCAGCAATAACAGCAGCAGCACCGAGCCTGCGACGACTTATGCGTTCCAGTGGTGGATTGACACCAACACCACTCAGATCAAGCTGAGGAACTCTTCCAACGATGGATGGGTCGTTGTGGGCGATTACAGCGCCACCAACTTTGCGCTGGCAACGCTGGCGTCCCCGAGTTTCACCGGCACTGCGAGTTTTGCCGGGAACATCAACATGACCGGCACGGGTGCCATTGATGTTGCTGCTGGTACGGAAGCGCAACGTCCTGGCACTCCTAGCAACGGGATGCTGCGGTACTCCACGACGGACAACCGTTTTGAGGGTTATGTCAACGGCGCATGGGACGAGATTGGCGGCGCTGGAGCGGGTGGCGGTGGATCGGATAAGGTGTTTTGGGAAAACGGTCAAACGGTGACCACGGATTACACGATCACTGACGGACAGAATGCCGGTTCGTTCGGACCGATTACAATCAACGCAGGCGTGACCGTTACTATCGGTGACGGCGAAACTTGGACGGTGGTCTGATCCATGCCAATTTCCATTTCAGGCGACGGAACGCTTACAGGGGTATCAGTCGGTGGCTTGCCTGACGGCATCGTTGACACCGACATGCTGGCGACCAGTGCAGTTACTGCCGCAAAGATTGGCACGAATACTTTTGTCAGCTACGCAATCCTGGCGCAAGTTGAATCTGACGGCACTGATGGCGGAAGCAGTGTTCAAGACACATGGACAACACGAACACTTAATACAGAAGTTGCTGATCCCGACGGAATTGTCACTCTTAGCAGTAATCAATTTACGCTTGGTGCAGGGAGTTATTTGATTAAATGGACGGCTATGGCATATTCCACAAGTGGTGCAACTGCTCGACTATATGATGCAACCAATACAACAGCAATTCAAAACGGAATTACCGGAGTAGCTACCAGCACCTACAACGGCACCCTTAACTCCATTGGATCAGCAAGAGTAGCTCCAACAGGCTCAACTGCGTATGAGATTCAGATGAATACCAACCAATCTCAGGCCACTAATGGGTTCGGAAAAAGCAACGCTGCAACCGGGGGAGGCGATGAGGTCTACGTCTTAGTCGAAATCTACAAAGAGGCATGATCATGGATGTCGCAATTTGCCTTAATCGTCTCGGCGTAAAGCCTGAGATCCTGAGCCTTAATCAAACTCATGCACCCAACCACATTGTGCGTTGGATTGGCGGTGACCCACAGCCAACAGAGGCTGAACTTGAAGCAGCTTGGCAAGAACACCTTGCTGAGCAAGCCGCCACTGAGTACCAGCGCCAACGCGCACCGGAATATCCCAGCATGGTTGAACTAGCTGACGCCTTGTACTGGAACTCAACCGGCGATAGCACTAAGCTGGACGAGTATTACGCCGCTTGTGCTGCTGTGAAGGCTAAGTATCCCAAGGAGGCAAGCTGATGGGAGTCAAGCTAAACGGCAGCAGTAGCGGCTCGGTTGAGCTGAACGCACCAGCGGACACGACCAGTGGCGCTGATGTAGTGCTGACCCTACCCGTCAACGATGGGGATAGCGGTCAATACCTGCAGACCGACGGCTCTGGTGCGCTGAGTTGGGCAGCACCTGGGGCGACTTGGGTCACAGGGACACTTACTGCTCTAACTGGTGCGGATGTAACCATTACCGGGATTCCTAGTAATGCGGTCCAGGTTTTAGTGACTATCCAAGACTCAAGCCTCAGCGGAACATCTAATCAATTTCTGAGATTAGGAGCAGGAGGCACTCCGGCTACCTCAAATTATTCCGGATCTACTGCTGCTATCTTTGGCGGCACTTCAGTAGCGGCGAGTGATCCAGTAACTTCATTTAACATTACTACTCTTACAGCCGCTACTCATAGTTTTAGCGGTCACATTTTGATTACAAATATTGACACTGGCGATTATGTAGTTACAGCGCAAATGCATAGTTCGTTTAATGATGGAAATTCAATTTTTGGAGGCAGAGTCCAGCTTGGCGGCACGTTAGACAGGGTTCAATGGGGCAGCGGATCAACCTTTGACGGCGGACAAATCCGCGTCGATTACCTTACTCAGGATTGATCATGGAACATAAAATTGTTAATTTACAAACCGGCGAAGAAACGATCATTCCGTTTAGCGCTGAAGAAATCGCAGAACGCGAAGCCTACGAACGCGACGTTCTCCCCGTAGAACAGATGAAGGAGCTGCGTCGTCAGCGCGACCAACTCCTTGCCGAAACCGACTACCTCGCTCTGTCTGATTCAACCCTGACGGACGAGATGCGGGATTATCGCCAAGCACTCCGCGATCTACCGGCTAATACCGTGGATCCGGCTAACCCCGTGTTCCCCACCAAGCCGGAGGTCTAACCCATGAGCACGCTATCTGCGACCAATCTCAAACACGCTAGTTCCGGCAGTAACAACATCGTTCTAGACAGCTCTGCCAATGCAACTGTTACTGGCAATCTGACCGTCAGTGGTACTGGTAACCAGTCAATCGCTGGAACGCTTCAGTTCAACTCCGGCTACGGCAGTGTTGCTACGGCTTACGGCTGTAGGGCGTGGATCAACTTCGACGGCACTGCTGCAACCATCGGTACCGGACGGGCGAATGGGAATATGGATGCAGTAACAGATAACGGTACTGGTGATTACACAGTAAACTTTACAAATGATATGCCAGATGACGATTATGCCGTCGCTGTATCATATGGCACCACACTAGGAACTATCGTTACAAGAGAATACGGTGTTGGTAGCGTAAGTATAAGAACATACAGTTCTTCTGATGCGTTGGTTAACAGGTCTGTTGTGAGCGTTATTATCTTCCGTTGAGGCAATGTTATGAAAATCCTTTTCCAAAACTCCGAAGGCGGTCTATCCGTCATCCACCCAACCGGCGCAACGCCCGTTGAAGATCTTTGCCACAAATGCATCCCTGCTGGTACGCCTTACCTAATCGTCGAAGACGACGCAGTTCCTGCTGACCGTACTTTCCGCAATGCTTGGGAGGCTGATTTCACCAATCCCACCGGAATTAGCATGGGACGGCAATCTTGGTTTGCACAACAGGAGGCTGAGCAATGATCAACATCAACCTCGACAAAGCCAAGGCAATCGGTCACGACAAGCGCCGTGCTGCCCGTGATGAGGAGTTCAAGCCTCACGATGAGGTGATCATGAAGCAGATCCCTGGTGCTGATGCCGATGCGGCTGAAGCGGCACGAGCTGCTATCCGTACCAAGTACGAGGCAATGCAGGATGACATTGATGCTGCAACCTCGCCCGATGAAATCAAGGCTGCCTTAGGCATCTGATAACAGTCTCCAAGCCTTGACCTAGCACTAAACTGGTCCTATGGCGATCTCACCTGGCACCTACAACTTCACGGTCCAGCGTGGTGCGGACCATGAGCTTGTCCTTGTCTTTAAGGACAGCAATGACGCGGTGATTGACCTCACCAGTTGGACCGTAGCCAGCCAGGTTTGGAACCAAGCGCGAAGCACTAAGTACGCCGATTTTTCGGTTGCTTACACCGACCGCGCCAACGGCAAGGTGACGCTTTCACTGTCCGATGAGGACACGGTTGATTTCCCGGATGAGCTGTACTACGACGTACTGCTAACCAATCCAAGCGGTTTGAAGGAGTATTACCTGGAGGGCATCATCTTTGTCGCTCAGGGGTACACGCGATGACCAGCGTCAACGTCACGCTCCAGAAAAACAGCGTTGAGGTCACCGAGTCATCCAAGACCACAACAGTTGAGTCAAAGCAAACCTCTGTTGTTCAGGCGGTAACTGCTGGACCGCAAGGTGCAAAAGGCGATGCGGGCAGTGGTTTTAGCCTGGCAGACACGGCTAAAGTAGACAAGAGCGTCATCTACTACGACTCCGGTACTTCGACCTATAAAGCGGACAGTACCTGGACGACTACAACCCTCACCGACGGAGGCAACTTCTAAGTCATGGCTAACACCCTTCGGATCAAACGCCGTGCTTCTGGCGCTGCTGGTGCTCCGTCTAGCCTGCAGAACGCTGAACTGGCGTTCAACGAGGTTGATGACGTTCTTTATTACGGTGAGGGAACTGGAGGTGCTGGCGGCACAGCAACCACCATCCTTGCCATCGGCGGCTCTGGTGCGTTTGCCACGCTGAGCGGCACTCAAACCATCAGTGGCAACAAGACTTTCACTGGAACGGTTGACTTTAGTGGCGCAACGATTTCCACGTTGTCTACCACGGGGAATGTCACGGTTGGCGGCAACCTCGTTGTCAATGGCACGACCTCGACCATTAACAGCACGACGCTTTCGGTCGATGATAAAAACATCGAACTAGGTTCGACTGCATCGCCTAGTGACGCAACTGCTGATGGCGGTGGTATCACCCTCAAGGGAACAACCGACAAAACTTTTAACTGGGTTGATTCCACCGATAGCTGGACCAGCAGCGAGCACATTGACCTCGCCTCCGGCAAAGAATTCAAGATTGCTGGCACCTCTGTCCTGAGCGGCAGCAGCCTTGGCTCTGGTGTTACTGGTTCGAGCCTGACCAGCGTTGGCACCCTGACCTCTGGTACTTGGTCCGCTAGCACCATTGCAGTTAGCAAAGGCGGCACTGGTCAAACCAGCTATACAAGCGGTCAGCTGCTGATCGGCAATAGCTCTGGCGGTCTGACTAAGGCGACGCTGACTGCTGGTGACAACATCACAATCACCGAAGGCAGTGGCAGCATCACGATTGCCGCTGACGCTGGTGCACCTACTGCTGGTGACGGTATTGATGTTTCTGGTTCGACGGTCAGCGTTGACCTGAAAGCCAACGGCGGCTTGGTTATTGAATCGACCGAGCTTGCGGTTGACCTTGGTGCATCTGCCATTACCGGCACACTTGCTGTTGGGGATGGTGGTACTGGAGCGACCACTGCATCTGGCGCTCGCACTGCTCTTGGTCTTGCAATCGGAACCGACGTTCAGGCTTATGACGCTGAACTGGCAGCCCTCGCTGGTCTGACTTCTGCCGCTAACAAGGTCCCTTATTTCACGGGTTCTGGTACGGCAGCCGTTGCTGATTTCAGCAGCTTTGGTCGCAGCCTGGTTGATGATGCGAGTGCATCTGCTGCACGAACCACGTTGGGTCTTGGGACGATTGCCACCCAAAACTCCAGCAACGTGAATATCACTGGCGGCTCAATCGACGGGATTGAGTTTGACGGCGGCACCTTCTAAGGGGCTTCGTCGTTTTACCTGCCTACATAGGCGCTAGAGGGTAGCCACATGGCAAACACAATCAGGATTAAGCGGTCAGCGACAGCCGGAAAGGTTCCAACGACCGCTCAGCTCGCGCTTGGTGAGCTTGCTGTTAATACCAACGACGGCAAGCTGTACACCAAGAAGGACGATGGCACGGAGGCTGTTGTTGAGATTGGCGGTGGCGCTCCAGCGGTAGCTGGTGGTGCGATTGTCACTAATACGCAGTCAATCAGTTCTGATTACACGCTGAGCGGTGTCAACGGAATGAGTGCTGGTCCGATTGAGATTGCCAGTGGCACGACGGTGACTGTGGCGTCAGGCGCCAACTGGGTAATTGTTTAAGGCGACTAGGCTGATTGGGTTGATTTACACCAATGGCTGTTAAGTCCAAGACCGCACTGGGTCGCATTGAGCATCGCCCTGGAAAGCCTAAGAAAACCCGTCAAGGTGCGGGTCAACACTCAAAAGCCAGCCACGGTAGGAAGAAGTATCGCGGCCAGGGCAGGTGAATGGATCGGCACACCCGCAACAACTGGCGCAAGATTATGTTTGCGCTAGAGGCTGCGGGTAAAACCGATTCTCTTTACTACAAGCGAGCCGTTGTGATCTGCAAGG